CGGGCCCTTCGACAGGCTCAGGACAGGCGGGAAACGCGTTGCGGGCGCTCACTGTACCGATCCCTTGGGTAGGTCTATCGCGTCCTCCGGGCAGTAAGCGTAGATGTCATCGCCGATCTGCTCGGTTTCCCAGCCTTCGGGCAGCGTCGCGGTGCGGCGGTGCTCGACGCAGCCGCAGGCGGTGCACTGGAAGGTGAAAGGGAACGGGACGGTGCGGGACTTGCCCCGCGTGTGCTTGTGCGTGCGCATGGCGGGTTCTCCTCAGGGTACGATGGAAGTGAGTTGGTGGGCGACGAACTGGCTGAGCCAGAGGATCGCAGCCCATCCGCCCATCACGGCGAAAGCGAGTAGCGACGCCTTAAGCGAGGGCGCGATCTCGTGGGCGGCGGGTTGCTGCCGGGCGCATTGCTCGCAGCAGCAGTATTCAGGGTGGATGCGGCTGTTGGACATCAGGCGGCACTCCTTGCGGGTGTCTCGACTTCGCTCGACACGAGCGAACGGGGCGGGTTGGATCGGGGCGGGTTGCGGTGAGGGGGCGTGCGGCCGGCGATCATCGCGCCGCGCGTCGGGAAGCCGTTTTCGCGGCGCCAGTCGTGGGCGATGGCGGCGGTGTCGCGGATGTGGCCCGCCTGCGGATCGGCGCGATATTCGCGCTGGGCCCACCAGCGCAGGGCGGCGAGCGCCTGTCCCTGGCAGGCTTCCTCGAAAGTGGGCGCGCCGCCATTGGCCGCGATCATGTCGAGCCAGCGGGCAATGCCGGTACCGAGGACGGCGATGCGGGCCTGCAGCGTGGCCACGGTAGCCGGTTCACCCTCTCCGAAGGCAATCCAGCGCCAGTCGCGGGATACCGCCTGCCAGCCTTCCAGATCGGTCCTGGCGTCCTCGGCCGTGAGGCGGCCGGCCTTGACCAGGTCGGGATAGGCGGCGCGGCGGCGCAGGAAGGCCGCGCGGGCTTCCTCGGCCAGCGCGTCGTAGTCGTGGATGGCCGAGAGGTCGGCATCCACCGCAGGATCGAGCCAGGCGGCCGGGATGGCGGGGTGGGACCAGTCCGCCATCAGTCCATCCCCAGCGCAGTCTTGTAGGTTTCGAGAACCATTTCCGCCTCGCGGCGAAGGTCCGGATTCGTCTTGCGCATGGCGATGATGGCCGAGATGGCCTTCACGTCGTAGCCCATCGCCTTGGCCTCGGCGTTCACATCGCGAATATCGTCGGCGACGCTGGCCTTTTCCTCCTCGAGGCGCTCGCGGCGTTCGATGAGCTGCTGCAGCTGCTGGGCTGCCGCGTCCGGGTTTGCCTTGATCGGATCGGGAGCGACGCGGGCCTTGCGCTTGCGTTTCACCGGTTGCGGCGGGACAGGACGAAAATCGTGCCTGAAGCCGCCCTGGCCATCGGGAACGCGGACCAGCGCCATGGGGGTGGTGTCGGTCATACCGGCAGAGCCTCCTGATGTTTGGTGTCAAGGAAGACCCAGCAATGGCGGTTCTTACCGTCGCGGCAGTTGACCTGCTTGTCGTCGATGAACTTGCGGGTCTTGCTGGTCTTCAGGTGCTTTTTCAGCTCGAGCATGGTGCCGCCCGGGATCGACATGCGATGCTGGGCGAAGACCTGCTCGATTTCCGGCATGCTGACCGCGATCAGGCCGCTTTCCGCCTTGCGGTAGTGATTGAGGCCGTGGGCTTCGCATTCCAGCTTGCCTTCGGTCATCCTGGCATTGAGGTGGTCGAAGTTCTCCCAGAACTGGACCACGACCGGATGGTCTGCACCGAGCGCGCCGTGCTGTTGCAGACACATTTCCGTGATGAGCGCGTGCCCTTCGGCGACCTGCGACGGGGTGATGACGGCCTTTCCGTCGACGGTCATGGCAGCCGCCAGACAGTCGAGCGCAGCGGCAAGCTGGGCGTGATTGAAGGCCAGTCGATCGTTCTGGCATTCCGGGTGGGCGCGGAGCCGTTCCTCATGTTTGGGAACGCGCTTGGCGAAGTGTTCGAGGATCGGCTTTTCCTGCCGGATCATCGCCACCATCCAGTGCGATACGTCTTCCGGTTGGTACTTCTTGAGCCGATCGCCCGCTGCCTTGCCATCCGGGCTGAAACGGCTCTTGTCGACCATGAGCGGCATGATGCGCTCGAGCACCGCCTCTTCCGCGTCGCGCACGGGATCGTTCTGGGCGATCACCATCGCGCCGCGAAAGGGTGGGCTGAAGGTATCGGTGCCGGCGTTTGCCACGCCGCGCGTGCGGGGCGAGTGGCCGTTGTAGATCTTCTTGAGCTCGGACCAGTCGAACTTCCGGTTGGTGGGCTGGTCTTTCTTGCGGTCGCCCTCGAGGAAGACGACGGGCATGTTGCCGTATTTCACTAGCTCACGCGCGATGCCGGCGGCGGTGGCGCTGGCGGGGTCGAACCCTTCGTAGTTGTGGCGGCGTCCAGTCAGCTTTTGCAGAAAGATCAGCAGAGTGGATTTACCCGAACCCGGCGGTCCGGCGATTTCGAGAAAGGCCACGCTTTGCTGCATGTGGCGCACCTGCTCGGCGAACATGGAGAGCAGCCAGAAGGCCAGTGCGACCAGGCCGAGCGGGCCGAAGGCCGTGTAGAGATCTTCCCACCAGGAATAGTCCAGCGCGTGGGGATCGTAGTGGATGGCGAATTCGCCACTGGCGGNNTTGGGCTTGATGCCGACCTTGCCGATTTCGAAGAAATCTTCGTCGTTCAGCTGCAGCACGCGACCATCGGTGACGGCGATATCGTCGAACATCCATGCGGCGTGTTCGATCGAGTAGCCCGAGAAATAGAGCATATCGACGGTGCGGATGTTTTCGAGCTGCCGCCGCATCAGCACTTTCAGCTGATAGGTGGATCCGTCGAAAATGGCGCCGGGTGCTATCGAAACCAGGCGATCCGCGAACGGCCCTTCCTTGAGCACGGTATTGCCGGGGAAGGCATCCTTCACCGTGTCCTGCTTGCCGGGGAAATCGATGCGGAGGTAATAACTGGCGTCGTTGATGGCCGGGTCGCGCTGGAAATAGAGGGCGCGGAAAACGCAGTTGGCGATTTCCTGCACCTCGACCGCCTCGCGCGCGGCCATGTCCAGCTTCTGGTCGTTGGAAAGGGCGGCAAGGGTCTTGTCCTCATGGTAGGACTGGATCAGGTCGCTGATCCGTTCGACCGAAAATTTCGCCCAGAGCTGGCGGCCTTTGAATGTCAGCGGGAAAGAGTCGCGCCGTGAACGGCGGTAGAGCAGGAAGGCCTTTTCTGCAGCGCTGTCGGCAATGGTGATGTCGCCGTTGTCCAGATAGATCTCGAGATCCTTGGCCGTGAGCTTCCCGCGCTTGAGCAGGTCGTTCCAGTCTAGCTTGGTGCCTTCGCCGTCCGGGCGAACCTGCGCGGCGCGGGCCCGCCACCCTGCGTCCTTGGCCTGCTCGACGTATTCGCGCGTCCAGCGCACGCCGGCGGGGCCAACATCGTAGGCAAAGACCAGCGTGGGTCGCCGGGCGCTGGGGCCGAGCGCAGCGACGGCCTTCGCCAGTTCGTCGAGCCACAACTTCGGATAGTTGTTGGTCGACATGGTCGAGGCGGGGAGCGCGCCGGGGCGTTCCATTTCGAATGCCTCGCCCAGGGCGACAGTGTCGAAGATGCCTTCGGCGAACCAGACTTCGTCAGCTCGCGCGAAGTCCTCGATCGTCAGCTTCGGATGGTGCCAGGCATGGCCGCGATAGCTGTAGCCATACTTGATGTTCGCCTTCTTCTTGCCGAACCGGTAGACGCGGTCGATCAGGCGTTCCCACCAGCCTCCGCCGGGAAGCTCGAAGCGGATCGTGGCGCTGCCGGCGCCCAGCTTCCGGTCCTGATACCATTCCTGCGAATAGCAGCCGGCCAGCTTGACCACGTTGAGCCCGCGTTCGTCGCGCAGGTAGGCCTTTGCCGCGGCGTGCGCGTCCTCGGGTGTCTGGGGATGCCGATCGGACCAGTTGTCGAAGAGGTCGGAATAGAGATCGCGGACGGACCATTCGTGGCCGCACTTGTTCTCGCGCCCGCACTTCATCACCCAGGGGGCGTCGGTGTAGACGTAGAGTTCCTTGCCCTTGCAATCCGGGCAGCGGCCGCCGCGCATGACGCGGCCCTTGGCTTCGGGAAACCGGTAGTCATCGCGCAGTTTTCTGAGAATGTCCTGGCGCAGCTTGTCGTCCATCAGGCGGCGTCTCCGCGCGGAGAGAAGCTGATGCTGGTGACGGTGCCGATTTCGCGGCCATCAAGGGTGACGGTGCAGGGGTTGCGATAGGATGAGAACGGGAGCGGGCCGGTGTAGGCACGCGGCGCGCTGCGGCTTTCATCCAGCACAAGACAACTCGCGCAGCGCTTCCGCCAGCCCAGACCGTTCACAAAGGAATAGGACAGTTTCAGCCCATGTCGTCCGCAACGGCTGCAGCACTCTGAGATGGGAGTGTGGTCCGTCATCGTGCGGCGGCCCGGTCGAGCAGTTGGCGCGCTTCCAGTAGCGCCCGATCAGAATCAACGCCGCACCTGGTCAGTTCGCCAAGCAACTGGTCGAGATCCGTGGTGAGAAGCATGGCAAGGTGCAGGTGGAGCACGGCCTTGCCCGAACGAGGCGACTGTTTTTGACGAATAGGTCTTGTGATTTCCTCAGGCAAAATTTCCCCCTCGGCCGGAATCGGCCGCTGCAAAAAGTCTGGTTTTTCGGTGGCTGTGAGAGCGGGCTAGGTGCCGAACATGCTCATCTGGTCGGGATCGTCGTCGGGGCCGTCGCGGCTCGGCGGCAGGACGTGGGGGACCTGCTCGCGCGGGCAGACCTTCAGGTCGAGGTCCGGCCGTTCGATCAGGCCCGGGTTGAAGGAATGGACGAAGGCCAGCTCGGCCAGGAAGGTGTGGCCGCAGCCGCTGTTGGTGCAGTGGGCGATCAGGTGCTTCACAGTTGGCGTGAGGCGGTCGCTCTTGCGGATGAAGCACGGCGCATCGCACTTGGGGCAGGTCATCAGGCAATCGCGTGCCTGAGTGCCGCCAGAGCGGACCTGAAACTTCAGGGGCGCACTCATCAGGGGCCGTGGGGGCAGGACGCCTTCGCCGCTCATCCCTGTTCTCCCATCATGTTGAGGCGGTGGTGCAGCGCCTGCAGCGCCTCCATCCCTTCTTCGACTTCAACAAGAGCGCGCATTCGCGTGACCGCGCAGTTGGCATTGCTGGCGGCGGCGAGCGCGGCGGCAACGGCTTCGCCGGTTTCCTTGGCTGCTTTGCCCGAAGAGTCGAGCAGGGCAATGCCGTGGTCGGCGTCCACCTCTGCGAGCAGTTCGAGACGGCCAGCATAGCATTCGAACAGCGGCGCGCCCTGACCGCCTGCGCGGCGAAAGGCCGCGTCGAGGCGGATGGCGTCCTGAAAGCTCAATTTGCGCCCTGCGTCGGGATCGGAGAGCTTGCGCACGGTCCATTCGGATTTCTCGATGACCTCCGCCGCACCGTCCCACCCGAGGAGATCGGCGATGCGAGCGAGAGCGCGATAAGGTGTGAGGGGGCGGCGCGGCTTGGTCACAATGCGCCTCCCGCAGTGTCCAAACCGGCATGCCGATTGCCATTACGCGCCACGCTGTCCGTGCCTACAAACCGGGAACTGGCGCACCGATCGACGCCAGACCAGCGGGTAGGGGCCGGAGGGAGATCAACGGGGTAAATATCGGGGCGAAGGTGATGACGAGAGACACCGTAGAGGTACTCCGCTTGAAGGACGAATTCCGCCGGGAGTTGCTTGGACTGGTTGATGATCCGCGACATCGTGGACTGGGGGATTTGGAGATCTCGCCCCAGCTTGCTGATGGAGCCAGCACGATCACGGCAAGCGAGCAACGCTTCGTAGCGGGTCATTCGGGTATCCATAAACGGGTATGTGCCCACTTATGGATACCCAGTCAACCCGAAAAAGCATCGCGCAGTGGTATTCGTTTTTGGGTAGGTGTTGCCGCGTGGCAGAATTAATCCCAGAGCGACTGGCCGAGCGGCGGCAAGCTGCCGGCATAAGTCAGGCAGAGTTGGCCCGTCGCGTTGGAATCGGACAGTCATCCGCGAATCGTTTGGAAAGTGGCGGCACTCGCAATCCTCGACAGATCGTCGAGATCGCACGCGCGCTCGGGACCACCCCAGAATATCTCACCGGTGAAACGGACGATCCTGCTCCCGGCGTCGCACCTCCGCCGCCAGTTCCACAGGACGAAGACGACGAAATCGTCGAGGTGAAGGAACTGGACCTTGCTTTCGGCATGGGCGGGGGCAGCTACCTTGACCTTCCGGTGAAGCCAAAGGCCCGCAAGTTCACGCGCGACTGGCTGCGCCTGTTCACGCAGTCACCGCCGAACCGTCTCTTCATTGCGCGCGGCATCGGCGATTCCATGTCGCCGACGATCATGAACGCGGACATCGTGATCATCGATACGGCCGACAACCGGGTGCGCATGGCCGATCAGATATGGGCCATCGCCTATGGCGAAACAGGAATGATCAAGCGCCTCCGACCCATGCCCGATGGCGCGGTGAAGATCCTTTCGGACAATGGCAACGTTCCGCCAGAAACGGCCTACGACGGGGAAATCCATGTGGTGGGCAAAGTCGTAGCGGTCGTGCGGAGGATGGCCGGCGCGTGACCTTCGATACGCCAGTGCCCGCAATGTCGCTGGCCGTGGTCGGCGCGGATTTCGACAATGAGGACGGCTCGAACCGCCGCTTCGAGATCGCCCTGTGTGCGCCCGGCGATCCCATTGAATTGGTGCCGGAGCCGGACAATCCCGCCGATCCCCAAGCCGTCGCGGTATTCTCCGAGCGCGGCAGCCAGATCGGCTATGTGCGGGCCGAACGTGCCCCGCGTGTGGGGCAATTGGTCCGCGAAGGACGTGATGTCCGCGCCGTTTTCCAACGGCGCGCACCATTCGGCGCGTGGGTTCGCGTGGGGTTCGATGGCAACGCGCCGGAGCTGACCGAAGCGATGATGGCGGAAGACGGCCGGGTCGCCGGCGAATTCGTCGATGCGGAACCGGATTTCTACCCGGATGAGGTCTGGCCGGAAGACGGGATGTGAACGGGAGTTAATCGCGTCGAACCGCATGTTGCGCTAGCAAACGAGGCATCGACCTAGGGGGGATGCATGCCGAAAACACCCAAGTATAACGAGATCGCTTGCCCCAAGTGCAAGGAGCCGATTGCGATCGATGCGCAGATCTGTCCGCATTGTCGGACAGAGTTCGACCCTGCAGATGTCGAGACGCGGGTGAAAAGCCAGAGAAAGGCGGTCGCGATCGGTTGTGGGTTGATCCTGGCGGTAATTGTTGGGCTCGCTGCATTGGGCTCTTCAGGAGACGACGCGTCCGACAAATCCTCCTCAGATAACGTCGCGGCTGCCGACGAATATCCTGAACCCGGAAGTGCTGATCCGGAAGTGAAGGATGCTGCCATCGGGTTCTATCGTTCGCTGTTCGCTGGGATGGGCGCGTGCGACAAAGCTGCGAGCAAAACTGCCGACGTGGCCAATGGCCTGGAGACGGGGGGCACCACCATCTACGATGCGTACAGCGCTGCTACTGCCCAAGTCGCCGCCTGCAAGGAAAGCTGGAACGAACTGGACGGCCTCGAAATTCCGAGTGCTCTTGCAGGTCCGGCGCGCGATGCCGCCGAAAAGGCAAGGGAAATGTGCAGCAACACGGCGCTTACCAAACAGATGGGTGCAGAGACGATGCAGGAGGTTTTCGACGGGAACATGAAGCCGTCGAAGATCGAGGAGATGCGCCAGCATGCAGAGGCCGCGCAGGCCGGGGTGTTGGCATGCGTGGCAGGGGCGACGGACATGGCGATGAAGGCAGGGGTGAATGTTGAGGATCTGCCGAAGTTCGACTGAGTACCGACAAGCATGAGCAAGGCGGGAAAAGGTCTTGAAGAACTATCACTCGTAAAATGTTCGCACTGCGTGTATCACGTCAGTCTCTGATGCGACGAAACAGGTTGGTGTGTTGGGAAAGTATAGAGCAATAGGTAAACTCTAATAGATATGTGGCTGAACGTACAGCGGAGCGTTTAGATGGATATACTGCTCAATATTACAAATCTGTGCAATGCAAAGTGTCAGATGTGCAATATCTGGAAGAACAAGAAAAGCGCGAACTCGTTCCTTAAGCCTGATCTAGTCAGAAGCATTACTGGTGCCAAAACTATTACCTTTGCGGGCGGCGAGCCATTCATGCATGAAGGCATCGTTGACATCGCAAGAGAAGCCCACGCTGCTAGCCCTAAAGCTCGGTTGATTTTTTCAACTAATGGATTTCAAACTGCCTTGATCGCAAAAAAGGCAAAAGAAATTCAAGAATTTTGTCCAAATATGCATGTGACTATTTCGCTTGATGGCTTGGGCAAAAAACATGACGAAGTTCGTGGAACTCATGGCGCGCTAGAAAAGGTTAATAAAACTCACAAAGCATTAAATGACATCGGCGTAAAGAAAGTGAATTTTGGGTTCACCCTTCTTGAAGAAAACACTGATCAGCTTGAGCCTGTTTACAGGTTCGCGAAATCGAAAAAATCTGAGTTATCGTTTGTTGTAGCGCAGACAAAAAGTTACTTAAGCGTTGGACTAAAAGAAATGTCCATTGATCATGCGTATGGTCCGCTAAATTCGATCGTCGAAGATAGATTAAAATCGTGGAATATCAAAGAGTGGGTCAGAGCATTTCACGTGTACGGATGGATAGCATTTCTTCGGTCAGGTGAACGGCCATTGCCGTGCAGAGCAGTTAAAAGTTTTGTGATGGTGAATGAGACCGGCGACGTTTGTTCATGCAATCAACTCGCAATTCCCATTGGAAGCCTTAAGCGCAACAGCTTCAATGATATTTTGGCAAGCGATCAATCCCGAGAGGTACGTGAAGCTATTAAAGATTGTCGAGATTGTTGGGGTGTTCAGGAGACTAGGTCTGCAGTAAGAGCAAGTCCTGTCAGGGTTGTTTTATGGATTGTCTCAAACAAAGCCTTGTATCACCTGAATATGAGGAATGGTCGGGGAAAGTCTATTTTGTTTCCTCACCGTGCCTGAATATAAAAGGTTTCTGGCTAAGCATTAGGTCGCAAGCCGATTATATGCTCTCCAAAGTGACGCTCTGCCGCAGCCCCTTTCTTCCCTTTGTGGTTTCGACACTTTCGACCAGCCACGTAATCCCGTCGATCGTCGCGCCCCAGCCTGACAGGGTGACCTTGCGGTTGGGGACGATGCGGCAGTCGGCCAGGGCGAGGTCGTATTCGAAAGTCTCGCGGCCGCGCCGGCGTTTGGTGGTTTCGGCCTGGGCGGCCTGCCGGGCGTCGGCCTCGCTGGCGTAGACGCGCTTGAGGCGCTTGGGGTTCTCGCCGCCGGTGGAGACCTTCTTGCGCCGCCCGGCTTTCTGATCGTGCCATTCGGCCTCGACGCCGTCGTTGGTATCGCGGCGGGCGCGGGTGAAGCGCCATGTCCAGCCATCGCGGCGGGTGATGACAAGTGCCGGGATCGCCTTGCCGCTGGCCGTGGTCTCGCTGCCGACCGGCATGAAGATGAGCTTGCGGTCCTTCCACGTCGCCACCGCGTCGTAGCGGCTGCCCAGATCCTTCACGAGGGCCATGTCGCTCTTGCCGTGCTGGTCGAGCGCGGCGATTGTCTTGCCTGACAGGTCCGGATGCACCTGCGCGGTGATGCCGTGACGGCTGGCGATGTCCGAGAGGATTGCGCCCAGCGTGGTGTCCTTCCAGGACTTCGTCCGGCGTTTGCGGTAGTCGCCGCCGAGATCGGCGCTGCGGGCGCGAATGTGGATCTGGTCGGGCGGGCCGCCGGCCTCGATCTCGTCCACGGTATAGCGGCCCTTGTCGACCAGGCCGAGGGCAACCTCCTCGCCGCTCTCCCAGCCCAGCGACAGCGAAACGATCTTGCCGTCATCGGGCAGGGCCATCCTGCCGTCCGCATTGTGGATGGTGATCGAGAGTTCGTCCGCTTCGCCGCCGCGTTTTTCGCTGAGCGTGAGCTCGATGAAGCGGGGATTGACTTTCGCGGACAAATTCTTGCCGTCGAGGGTGAGGCGCAGGCCGGCCTTGTTCGCGGCCATGTCAGTCCACCCGCAGGAGGTCGAGCGAGAACTCGACGGCGCGCGGGATGCCGCCGGCCATCACGCCGCGGTGGCCGATGCGCATGCCCATGATCTGGTAGTGGCCCATGACATAGCCGAGGCCATTGAGCAGGGGCCAGTTGTCGCCGGTGTCGCCCATCTCCTGCAGCAGGTCGATCGAGGAATAGGATCCGGCGATCTCGGGCACGATAAGCCCGGAAATCGTGATGGTGTCGTCGCCCGGGCCAATGAACTGGCTGGCCGGGCGCGCGCCGAAGCGCTCGCTCTGTTCGTGGCGCCAGCTGATCGTGCGTTCAAGCTGGTCGTAGGCGAAGGTGTCCATGCCGAAGACGAACATGCCGAGCGTGAGCAGGTGACCGGGCGAGAGCGGGATCGAAGCCATCAGTCGTCCTCGTATCCGCTACGGCGCTTGCGTTTCTTGATGCGCTCGATGGCCTCCATGATCCGTACCGCCAGTGCTTCGGCGTCCTCGCCGGGCTGCTGGTAGATGGGAATCTTGATGTTGTAGGTATCGCCGCCGGAGGTAAGCGAGGACGCTGGCCGGGCCGATGCGGTTGCCGGGCTCAGGGACATTGCACCGGCCGCCATAACGCCGGCAGCCATGCGGCGGGTGGCGCGGGCAGGGCCGTGGCGGCCCCGGTCGATCCCGCGTTCGAGGCCGCCGGTCACATGGTTGCCCAAGGCCATGAAGACGCGCGACGGGCTCTTGATGCCGAG